GGGGAACCCCCCGCGAGCCTCCCCGGCGTAACCGCCATCACCATAAGCACCGCCACGAATAAGCAACCGTTCGCCGTTGTTACGAAAATATATAAAGCCCCTGCCGGTTTTATCTGTGTTAGGGAATAACGCTAATGCTTTTAAAATATCCGGGATTGTTACGCCGCTTTTTGCTGTCAATGTTCCGAAATCTTTCGCGCCATATCCCGCGCCGTCGTCTGTCTGCTTATGCTCTACGGTTGTTGTGATATGAAAACCACTTGTAGCATTTGCAGGGTTTCCGGTATAGTCAAACTTTAATGTGCCGTTTGTTCCCGGTGCAACTAATGAACCGTCCTGCAGGATCGCTTTCCATGCCTTGCTGTTTGCGCCTAAATCTGTTTTGTGGATTGCTGCGTTATTGTTCGGTACAATCTGAATTTCGCCGTCGACTAAACGCGCTACAACCCATTTATGAACGTCGCCCATAATATCGCATACGCCCAATGCCTCCCATGCCTTGCCGCCGGTTCCGGTTAATGTTCTGTAAACATTTGTCGGGTTCTGCGGACTTAATACACCATGCTCATAAGTCTTTACATGATGCCTGCCGTTGTTTGTGTTACCTCTAGGCTCTAATCCCTGTGCTGTGATTAAGTTGTGTAATACTCCCCACTCTGCCGCTGTCATAAGATGCCAACCTGCACCCTTGTTATAACAAACCTCAACCGCACGATCAAAAGTAATGCAGTTTGCAGGATCCTGATTTGGGATAGAGTACGCGCGGTTATTCTTGATCACGTTGATATATTTTGAAACATAAATATACGGCACCACTTTATCGTTGATGATAAAAGCCGGGTGCGGCGTGTGTGCCGATCCGATCCCTAACTCGTCCAAATAAACAAGCGGTACTTTTACCATTACCGAAGGAATACCTTGATCGTCTAAAATAATTTCCTCGTTTGCTGCTGCGCCTCTTAAATCTTCGTAATTACTCATTGATATATACCTCCTCGATGCTCCATAATATTAAAGTACATTTTGAAATGTCAAAATCTTTCTGCACTCTTTCAACGGTCTTTTTTCCTTCTGCGTCTGTCTCTCCCTCGATGTACTCATATTCCTTTGGCGGGATTTCAACCTGCGCAACGTAATTTTCGCCCAATCCAAAAACTAAATTGCCGTCTGCATCGGCGCAAATGTCTTTTTTAACGGTGTCGTCTGTCTGCAAACGCGGTAATCTCATTGCGATCGCATCGCCGATCCATAGGGTGCTACCTTCTAATTCGTAACCGATTTTGCGCCCCTCGTTTTTTTCAACTACTTTGATTGTTGGTTTTGCCATTAGATTTTACCTCCAAAAATAAAATATTTTATCGTTACCGGTTCCGTCGGGCAGTCCTCAACCTCGATTTTAAAACCGTTTAACTGCTTGTCCTTAATTCTGATTGCGCGCCCCTGCTGCAAATTATCGCAAAACGCCAACACAATATAATTTAATGTATTGCGTGCGTCTTTTAATGCAACTGTTACTTTCTCGGTGTTAAATGGGTACGTTTCTTTGCTCTTTACTTCCACCGATCCAACCTCGAAATAAGTATTTTCTAATTCCCTTTGGTGCTGTAATAACTGCACGATCGCCATATTTGCAATAATCATAGCCTCGTTTATGCCGTTATCCATGTGGTTCATGTTCTGTTGATTAAACCCCGTACCCGGTTCGATAATCCCGCCCGGAACCGGCGTTAATGTAATCGTGTTATCCGGGTTCTGTGTTACCGCGTATGTGTTTGCTTTTTCAGTACGGCGGTTTTTCCATAATATCAGATCATACATTTATCTTTTTCCTCCTATTCGCGTTTTATCGTTATTCTGATGCCTATTGTTGCGGTTGCTAATGTATCTTTTGGCGTGTTATAGTCTTTGCTTTCCAATAAATCGCCGTTTACATCGTATAATTTCGCATTTGTGATTTTTCCCTGCTCGTTATCATCAATGTATAGATAAAAAGTGATGTTATCGGTGTCTTTTATTATCTTTCCTATGGTTCCTTCTTTCACTTTTCCGTTAATGGTATATGTCGCACGCTTTACGATACTTTCCGTATAGTCTATAAGCCGATCTTTTAACATTTTAGCCCTCCTCTCTTGCGTAATCTGTGCCGCATATTTTTAACTGCGTAACTGCTGCTGTTACGTCCTCTTGCACCGTTACCGCGCTTTCTGCCATTGTAAATGGTGTATCTTCCCCGATTATTGCGTTTTCTTCTCCGCACGTTCTTATCGGTGTTGTTTCTGCCTCTGTGGCTGTTTCTATGTTTACAACGCTTTCCTGCGTTTCAAATGGTGCCTGCATCGCTAAACAGCACTCAACGCCGCACACAAAAGCCCCGGCGTTTTCATAACTGTTTACATAAGAAAAACCGGCTACACTCTGCGTATAGTCGGCTTTCTTTATTGCTGTTATGTTGTTATCAAAATTGCAATGCTCATTTTCTCCTGCTGCCGGTTCAAATGCCATAAAGATCAAATCTTCCAATTTGTATTTTATGGTGGTTTCCCTTTGCAGGGCAAATTCAAAATATATGTTTAATGGTAAAATTTCATCAATGATACTGTTTATTGTTTCCAAACTTCCCGCATCTGTGTTAATCTCTACGATCATTTCAAAATTTGACATATCGTTTATTAACCTTATTCCCTCGGAATAATTGGATAGCATCGCCGTTAATTCTTCTAGGCTCATTTTGCGCCGGTTCATCATTGATATAATATATATTTTTCTATCGTCTAAACTCTGCGCCGCCTTTGGTGTAATCCCTAACAGCTTTTCAAACCGTTTTACTCCGGTTTCGTCTGCTGTAAATACAAACATATTCCGTATTACTTCCGTAATAGAGGTATTCAATTTTGTAAATTCAATGTCCTCCGCTTTGGCGATTTGCTGTATATCCTTTATTTGCTTTATTACTGGTGGATAGTGATTTAAAATCATTGTTTGCATAATATCACGCCCCTAACCGGTATTGCGTTCGGATCTAACAGCAGGTTTTCTTCTCTGCCGTTTAAAGCTGTGTTCTGTACGTCTATGATGCCTTCCACACTTGCGATCGCTGCGTTTACCCTTAATATTCTTACCGTTATATTTTGTTCATTCTCCCAACTTTTCGCAAGCTCTAAAAAATAACCGTCGATTTTTTCCTGCACGCTTGCCAATAGATCCGCCCATGTATAGCCGGTATCTATCGTTATTTTTGCCTCTATTTTTACGCTTTCCGATGTGCAGGCTAATATATCTACCACATGATATATTGCAGCCTCTCCTGCGCCCTCTCCCTGCTGCTCTATCGGATCAATTATTTTCTGCACGTCTGAAACAAGCGTGCTGTTTGGCGTTTTATATGTGCTGTCAAGAAAATAAATCTTTATCCTCTTTTCCTGTGCTGTAACCCTATATATTTTACACGCGCCCACGCCCTCTATTTTGTGCATGATTGCTTTGTACTGCGCCCGGTTGCCGCCAAATGCCTGCGCTGCTGCAACTATGGAAAGATAACGCGCGCGGAAATCTTCGGTTTTTTCCTCGCCTCTTGCAGGTGTTAAAAGTTCTTTTAGTTCTCCGCTTTCGTAACCGTCAATATATTCTATTGGTGTTAAATCGTCCTGCTTTACGTTTCCACCGGTGCCGGTCTGCTCACACATAAGCCGGTACGTTAATTGTGTTATCTTTTCTGTGCATATATAAGTTAATTCGCCTGCCGAAAAGCGGGCGTTAATTGCTATTTCTGTGTTAAACTCTGCCTTCCAAACCGCGTTAGTGGCTGCGTATGGTGTTATGCCCTTTTCTTTCGCCCTCAATATTAAATGCTCTCTGTCGGCTGTTTCTGCATATCCGTTTTGATCTATCAATTCTAATTCGATATATGCCTTCTCAAATTCTGCCGCCGCGCCCCGAAATGAATGATCTATAAGTGTGCCTTCTTCGGTGCTTGTGTCCGGTTCGATTGCAGCTTTTAAATCAATCATAATATTGTTTTGTGTTTTATCCTCGAAAGCCATTTCGCACCTCCTTTATGCCGCTGTTGGTTTTGCAATCTGCTGATCTTTAAATTCTATATCGCCGTATATGGTATTGACTACGAATGATACCGTTAAAACATCATTTTCCATGCTTACCGAAAAATCAGATATACCTTGTATATTTTCATTGACTGATAAACAATCCTCCGTCATTCGCTGCGTTTCTGCCTCTATATATTCCTCGGTGTACCCTTGTCCTATTAAATCCTCAAACTCGTTACCATAATCCCATGTGTAAACATAATACCGGTAACGCGGTGTTTGTAATACTAGCCAAATCCATATTTTAATAGCCTCTAATCCCTCTACGATGTTTCCGGTTAATTGCCCGGTTTTAAAGTCTATTTCGTACTCTTTTGGTGTTTGGCTTTCTTCCTGCTGTTCTAATTCCTCGTCGTCCTCTATGTATGTGGGTAATAAACTCATTTTTACACCAACCTTTCTAAGATAATATATAATTCGTCGCTTACTCTATATACTGCTACTTTATCGCCCTTTTTTAGCGCGCCTATGAATGTATTTTTATCTTTCTTTGAAGGTGTGGCGTTATCAACCGCATAATGATAGCCGGTTTTCAAATGTTCCGCAATCAATAAATCGCTGCCCGACAATTTAAGCGCACCAATAGCGCACGTTGTCGCACTCTCCATAACTCCGATTTGAATAGGCGCGGTATTATCCTTTTTTCCCTGCTCCCGCATCGTATTTAAAATTTCCTCGTATGGGTTCATGTTCCGCGCCTCCTATTCTTCTGTTTCGTCGTATTCTTTGCTATCCATAATGTTTTTAAAATTAAGTTCTAAACTCATTATGTGGGTTCCGTTTTCCCATGTATGCGTATCGCTGTCAATCCAAAACACGCCGTTTAAACCGGTTGCCTTGTCGTAAACCTCTACGCCATTACCTGCGATGCAGGATAAATCGCCGTTGATGCCGTCAAGCGTTACTTTCTTTTCTACGCCGGATAACATATTTTTTGCTGCTGTTTCTGCATTTATGCCCTTTTCTTTTGTATAGATCTGTTGGTATATTCCGTATTTGTCGATCCAATTACCGTTTTTTACCTCTCCGACCTGCTTTTTGTTCTCGTCGTAAATCTTTACAACGTTTACCATGCTGTCTATGGTTTCCTCGTATTTCGTGTTTGTTATGTTGTATTCATCTGCAAGCACAAAATTTTTAACAATCGTTCCTTTTACCTTTACCGTTAATTTCTTGCCTTCCATGCGGCATATATATTTTTTCCCGGTCTGCCTTGCCGCTTTTGTGTACGCCATCATAATAATGTCGTATATGCTGCTGCCGTCAATTATCATTTTCTTAATTGTCGCCTTTGTTTCTACAACTGTGCCGGTATCAATTTCAAAATCAGCGCATACCTTTTTTGTTATCCTCTCTGCGGTTGTATTTGAAAAATTATATACCCCGGTACTTTTAAGAAGGTGGTTTAGCAGATCCGTACATGAATATGTAACGGTTCCGGTTTCGCTCGTTGTTTCCTTTGTTATTACCTCGCCAATGAATAAAG